CTTCGTCATCCCCCTTTCCATTTGTCAGTTCGTCAAGTGCCTCTGCACTTAACTGTTTTTCATCATTGATCATTTCTTCATCAACAATCAGATCATTCTTTTCCACCATTCTGTTCACCTTCCTTCTTCTCACTCTCTGCCTTTTTCTTCAGGACTTCGATTGCCTTTACAATGACACTTGGAATTGGTATTCCCATCAGCCCGGCGTTCTCAATAATGCTGATCGTTTCGTTGGCAATGAAGGCAATCACCACTGAATCACGGATGAAGTTTGAACCGATCACCATGTCAAGTCTGCACGCCACAAGGACAACCAAAAGCGTCACGCCTTTTCTGCAAAGTCCTTTCCATCCGGCACGGCTTTCCAATGAACCGCCTTCCGTCTTTTCAGAATTGTGAAATACCCCGGCAACAATCAGCCCGGTCAGATAATCAATTCCCATAAAAATCAACAATGTTGTCAATGCTGCATCCCACCCCCCAAACAATGCAGCAACTCCACCGCCGATCAATCCAAAGAATGCACAAACTTCCTGTTTCATGTTCTTCACCTTTTCCTTCCTGTTTTCGCTGCATAGAAACACCGTCTTGACCTCATATAACGGTCATTTAGGCGGCGTTTCGTATTCACTCGATATTTTTACTGTCTGTCCTTTTTAGTTCTCTGTGGCTTCGGTGACGATTCCAAGGATTGCGTCAATCTCTGCCTTAAATTCAGGATATTTGGCAACCACTTCATCATACTTCAGCTTTCCGGCTTTGATCCGGCTTGCAAGGTACTTTGCCATACTGTTCACCCCTTTCTTAACTGTTCATCAGCAGAAAATCAACCGCTTCCTGTGTGGATGCAAGATCATCATGAATGGAAAGGATATATTCATCCTTGTCATATTGGATCATGTGGTATTCATACCCTTTCACCGTTTCCTGATCCTCACCCGTTCCACCAACAGGAAGGTCAACTTCCTGAATGTCCGTTGCAATCCAAACGCTGCATTCATCAATGTCAAACGGTTTAGGCTGCACATTGCTTTGAACTCTCCCGTAGTCTTTCATTCTTTTTCACCTTTCCTTTCTTTTTGGATTCAATGTGTGTCACATAGTACATTTCAGCGAACGGTTCAAGCGGAACAATGTACTTTTCACTTAACCGCTTACTGCTGCAATGTTTCAACCAACCCTTGTATGAATTGATTGAACACCATTCTGAATAGTTCATTTCCTGACCTCTCTCAATCTTCTTCATGAGTTTGGTCATCTTCACTTTCATCTGTTGACAGGTAGTTTTTCTTAACAGGGTGTAGTTCTTGAAAATCCTGTACCCAACAAAATCAACGCCACGGGTAAATGTAGGGAAAATCTGATAATTTCCTTTCAGCCTTAAATTCAAGTTGTCCTTCAGGTACTTTTCAACATCCTGAAGGATGATCTGCAATTCTTCCTTGTTTTTGGCAAAAATACAGATGTCATCCATGTACCTGTAATAGTGCTTAATACGCTTGACTTCCTTGATCCAATGGTCAAACTGTGAAAGATAATAGTTTCCATCATATTGCGAAAAGTAGTTCCCTATTGGAATACCAATGCCTTTTATGTACGGATTCCCGTCATTGTTCGTGACAATCTCGATCTTCTTACCCTGTCCGGCATAGAATGTGATGTTTTCATTCGTTGCCGGGCAAGTGTTTATACTGTCAACTATTTCATCAATCAGGTTCAGCAGTTTGGGGTCTTTGAACTTACGCCTGAACTTTGTTTTCAAGATTTCATGGTCAATGGATGGGTAAAACTTTTTACAATCAATCTTGCAACAGAAAAGCATTTCTTCAGGCTTTGTGTCAACCGCCTTTCGCAACTTTCTGAACGCTGCATGAATGCCTTTGTCCGGTATTGCTGAATATGTGTCATCCGTAAAGAACGCCAACAACTGCGGTTCAATGACCTGAAGAACAGCCCATTGAACAATTCTGTCAGGAAAGAATGGCAGTTTGTATATTTCTCTTTCCTTCTTGCCTTCCTTTTTCGTGAATGTTTCGTATTCGGAAGTTCTGAATTTCCCGTTTTGCAACATCCACTGAAGGGCTGAAAGATAATAGTACGGTCTTTCTTCAATCTGCTTTACTTCCCTGTACCACCCTTTTCCTTTCTTTGCGTTCTTGAACGCAAGTTCAAGGTTTTCCATTGAACAAATCTTTTCAAACAGATTTCCGTAGCGTTTCACATTGCCTTGCCTGTACCCCTTTTCCTGATTATTTTTGTATGCACTGAACCGAACCTTCAACTTGCACGAATGAGTGCAATCTACCAATACAGTCCAAAAGAAATTGTTTTTTGCCAAGTGGCACGGTGGTCAGATTTCAAGCAAAAGCACCCGTCACCTGATGGAAGTGACGGATGCTTATTTTTAAGTGCATTTACTAACTGACTGCTGATATTCCGATTACGATTAGAGGAAGCATTATTAAGATTCAAGTTGAAAACCTCCGCTTTCAAGGAATTATTCCAATTCGCTCCAAGTTTAGTGACTTGGTTTTGATCTTTTTGCGGTGCTTTAACATAATGCCATAACTGTCATCTTTATAAGCATACTGACCACCTATTGCAATTCACGCCGCATTATGCAGCGGCAACCTTTTTTCTGAACACCAACCGACCGCCGACAGTCCGATGACGATTAGAGGAAGCATTATCAAGATGCAAGCTGAAAACCCCCGCCGTCAAGGAACTAATCCAATGCGCCCCAAGAATAGCGACCCTCCAACCTGTTGAATCAGTATTCCAAAAGTAATCCCCAATCGGAAGTGAACTGTTTCCACTGCATTCACCTGGAATGAACAGCCAATCAAACGCTTCAGAATAGGCAAATGCTGAAATATAACCGCCCGTCATGGCAGCGGTGATCCCGGCATCCGCATAACCGCTTTCCGTATTGTCGGCAAAGGCATGATCAGCAATAAAAATTGAATCAATTCCATTTGCAAGATCATAGTACGAATTGATACCGTCAAGCCAACCCCAAATGTTGCCCCAAGGGTTTTCTTCACCACGATAGGACACAATCTGAATGCCGTTGGTGTTCACAACTGATCCTGATGCGTTTCCAAGCGTTACAGTTGCCCCGGTGTTTTCTGCCATGTTAGTCTGACCGTCATCCGTCTTATACACCGCACCTGCACCAATAGCAGACTGCATATTGAAGGATGCATATTCAATCAGCATTAACAACTGACTTGCAGATGCCGTCTGAATTGTAGCCTGTTCCCAACCCGTACCACGATTTTCTGCAAGTTTCCGGGTATTTGCACGGGTTAAGTTCTGCGTCAGTCCTGAAATCGGCTTTGCGTTTGCAATGGATGCAAGCTGATCACCCGTTGTCACCGTGAAGTCTGCAACCTGTGCATCATCAAGGATGTATGCAGCAGCGGAAACATCATAAAGGGATGCTTCAAATGCGGAAAGATAGATTGCATCATTGTACTGATCATTCACGATAAATGCCGGATGAAGTTTGAATCCGGCTTTCTGCGTGTCTGAAACATAGTATCTTGCCTTTTTCATCACAAATCCCTTTGCAGCCCTTTCAAGTTTCAATGGAACAACCTTGTAATAATATGACGGTTGTTCAACCGTTGTTTGAACTTTCGTTCCAACGGCATAAGTAGTTCCGTCAATGGTGACAGCCTGTGTCAATGCTCCGGTTGTGGTGAATGCTGCGTCACCCTGATATGCAAGCACAACCCCGGCATCAGTAATGTTGCAGCGTTTTCTTCCACCAAATGCATTGATGTTGTCAAATCCTGATCCGGCTGAACGGTTGATTGCTCCGGCAAGACGCTTGAAGGTCTTATTGGTGAAGTCAACTTCCACGCCGTAAACATCATCTTCATTCAGTCCAATGTACGCCTTCAGGTCTGCAATCTCCGCTTCCAATGCCTGAACATCACCGATTGTTGCAAATGCACCGGAATCCACATTCAGGGAAACATTGGATGAATTTCCAACCGTAGTGTATAACTGAATGTATGCAGCGGAAACCGTGACATTGTTGTATGGCGGCATATAGCAGTTACCGGAAGTTTCGATTGCCACGGCATAAAGGATTTCACCTTCATCCGGATCAACTGCATACAGTCCAAGTGTCCGCATATAATACCCCGTACTTAATGCACTGTTGGAAAATGCCGTTTCAATCTTAATAGCAACGGTGTTTGTCCTTGTTACCTTGCTGACAAGGCTTGTCTGTTTGATGTTCGACAGGCTTGTCAATGATTCCAACTGATTCAAAGTGTACTGCGTGGTAGAAGTACAGACTTTCGTGAAATCAATGTTTCCTGTCCCGGCAATCATTTTTGCCATGAGTGCCTGACCTTTGGTTGTGATAATGAGTTTTGAAAATTCTGCCATTTTTTCACCTTTCCTTTCTTTTGGCTTATGATTTTATTTCAATGAAGTCCACGAACACCGCACCTGATCCTTGCTTCACGTCACCGCTTGCATTCATGCTTTCATTAAAATCGTTTGATAAAGTGACCATATCCGAATTGACAAGACCACCGCCAAACAATACTGATCCGTTCGTCTGCATGGTTTCCTGATAATCTTGCGTAATTTCAAATTCATCCGTATGAACAGCACCACCGCCAAAGGAAAGCGTGTTGTTTATGCCGTACGTTTCAACAAAATCATTTGTCAGGGTAAATTCATTCACAAATACAAGACCGCCACCAAAAAACAGTTCACCGCTTGCATTGCAAGGGATTTCATTCTTTGACACAAATACAATGTTGCACGGTGTCATGGTGTTTATAATGTGTTCAAGTTCCTCCACCTGACCGTACAGTTCAAGATCAGTTATCAAGGTCAATGTGTAACCTTCCGTGAAGTTGTTTGTTATGACAAAATCAGTCCCATCACAAAGAACTGTCAGTTTTTGCAACAGGCATTTCATTGTATACGGAACTTTATTGAACCATTGACTTCTGACCTTTGAACGCCTTGATTCAAGTGTGTCATCTGCACTTGGATGTATTCCAAGCAAAGATTCAAACCTTGAAAGACCATATTCATCAGCAGTTTCAATGAACCTGTTCTTCAAAACTTTATCCGTTGCACTCCACACTAGATAAAATTCAGGATTTTCAGCTTCAAGTGCAGCAACAGGTTCTTGATATGTCTGCATGAATGTCGGCAAATATGAAACTAGGTCAACATCCCTTATCATGCAGACACACCCCCAATCACCGGGATCTGATATGCATTCAGTGTCAGGTTGCTTGCAGCACCGTTGATTTTGGTGTTTGCAATGTCAGCAACACCATTAATTGCCAAAATCCTTGATTCAATCTGACTGATCCTGACCACAAGATAACTGCTGTCAGCCCATCCTTCCCGAAGTTCCAAAAGGTATTCATCAACTGCGTTCCTGATTGAAGTTCCCAAGTTTGACCAAGAATATCCGTCATCAAAAGTTACCGTTGTTTTCACCTGAATGGTAACAGGTGAAGCACTCTGAACTGTGACCACATGACCTATTGGTGCAAGTCCAAGACCTTCCCCGGCATTTTGCGTTGGATCAAGTGTTGTCTGTACGGAATTGACAAGCGTTGGTGATGCTTCGCCATGATCGTCTGAATCAACGATTGTCACAAGTACAGTACCGCCAACCGTCAGTTTCTTTGAAAGTGCCGCTGCATATACTGTGTCAATCCATGCTTTCACTTCACCGCTAACGGACAGGTTTTCATACCATGTTGTAACTGCTGCCGTTGGGATCATGTCAGCCGGGTGAATGTCACCATTCCAAACACGGGTAACTTTGACATCACCGACACCGCTGATTGCACGCACTTTTGCAAGGTAGTCTGCACGGTTTCCACCAAAAATCTGTTCATTGAAACTGTCAAAATACCTTTGCCGCAAGGCTTCAGTATCTTCTTCATCTTCTCCCGGAATAAGAACTTCAGTCAGTGTTGCCGTTTCAAGTCCCGGTATATATTCCATAGGGATCATGTCACCAAGATATTGATTGCCGATCACGCCGGATTCTTCGCATTGTACCTGATATTCACCGTCTGCAATTTTGCTTATCACAACATAGTTGACTTCACCAATGTTGAACCGCTTTCCAATCATGTCAATGGTGGTTGGCGTAAACTCACCCTTCAGGATTGCATTGGTTGCCGCTTCAGGCGTGATTCCACGATCAGCACAAAGCATGATCAGAAATTCCCTTGCAGCCGTGTCCCCATAGGAATTTGCAATCAAGGTGTCAAGTTCAATGTATAATATTTGAAGTTCAATAGCGGTTGAACTGTGCGTGTCCCAAATTAGTGAACTTTCACGCTTGTCAAGTGTATTGGAAACCCGGTCAAGCATTCTCTGAAGAATCACTTCATATGTCACATCTTCATACATCAGATATTCACCGTCCTTTCTGCATTTACATTTCCAAAAATAGTGTCAACCTTGAATGTGGTGTGAACAACTCCCTTTTGGGAAGTATCATGTTCAAAGTCATACACCCTTGTGATCCGTTCATCCGTCAGAAGTGCTTCCGTGATTCTTCGTTCAAGTTCAGGGCATACATATGTGACAGGCATTCCATACAAATCAAGGGTTTCAATCCCATAATTCCATGAATAAATGATGTATGCATATCTTTCAGTTTGCAAAATTCTGAAGATCGTCTGTTTCATTGCTTCGATTTCATCACAAAATCCCCTGACAGAATCCCCGTTCAAGTCCATCTTGTAGTTCTTTGAAGGCTGAACTTCAATGTCAAAATCCTGATCAAGAAATCCAACTGTTGAAGGTATCATTTACACACCCCCTATTCTGTCAATGACTATATATTTCTGACCGCCTTGCTGCCGGATCAGGATGACTTCATCATTCTGTTCAAGTCCAAAATGGAAAGTCATTTCCTTCTGTCCCACAACATCATGACTATGTTTCTTTGACTGCGTTCCTGAAATGATGTCTATGCTTTCACCTTCAGAATCACTTCCCTGTACCCTGTGGGTGTGGGTTGTTTCCTCTTTTTCTGTTTCCCACTGCACCGTTACCAATGACTTGAAATCTGTGACATTCCTTGCAAGGACTAACTGCTCTTTTTCAAGGATCATTTTCTGTTCAACATCAATCTTCAACGGATTCACTGAAATGACAGTGCCAAAGAACACATTCACGGGTTTTTTGGATTCCACCGCATCAAGTGCAGCCTTTTTTATCGTGGTAAGTAATTCACTTGCATCAGCCAACAAATTCACCACCTCTCAATGTCAGGTTCATCCAATGTTCTTCATTTCTGAAAGTATGCGTGCATTCTTCCACAAGCATGAAGTTCCTGACCTTTATGTCACCCAAGTCAAGGTTCACCACAACCATTGATCCGGCACGGACACGGTTGTCACCAATAGCACCCGTGATCTTCAATTTTCGTGTCTTTTTGTTGTAAAGTGACAAAAGTGCATCAGCCTTTGCCTGACCGTTTTCACCCTTCTGTAATGTGTCAAAATACTGCAATATGCCCCAACTGTTGATATGGGATGAATCCTGTGCAATGTAAACATCCCTTGTTCCGGTTTCATCATTGTCATATGTCAGTTTTACTTTGTTGTAGGTCTGTTCATCTATGGATGAAGTATATTCATAGTTCTGACCCGTTTCTTCATCAATCATCAGGTATGCCCCCGGAACTCCCACATACATCTGATCAAGCGGTTTCAATGTCAATGCACCAAAATCATCATATAGGACAAATAGTTGTCCGGTGTTCGTTAATGTCAGGTCAATGGCATTTTCTATCATTTCAAACAGGGAAGTATTTTCTTCTACCCTTGAAGAAATGACATACCCTGTGTCAGCAATGTGACCAACATTCAGGGCATAGTCTGACGCAAGCATTTGAATGAATTGTGAAGCCTTTTTCCCAACATATACTTTGGTGTCTTTATTGTTCAAATATCGTAATTGGTCATATGCGGTGACGGTGATGATTTGATCCTTGGTTCTGTTCTGCTTGAAGATGAAACCAAAGAAAATTTTGTCACCGTCACACTTCATTCTGACCGGGCAACCTTCCGTAAAATCAAAAAGCCCGTCATTCAAAACTTTGAATGTCAGCTTTCCGGGGGTGCTTCTTCTCTTTGTCACCCAATCAATGCCTTCTTCCACAACAGGTTGATATACTCTTTTCCCGTCCGTGCTTCCAATCAGAAGTTCAATGTTCATTGAACACACCCCCTTTCTTTTATGCTGCCGGGATGGTCAACACCTGTCCCGGATAGATCAAATTCGGATTCCCACCAATAACGCCTTTGTTTGCGTTGTATATGATGGTGTATTTTGAACCGTTCCCGTAAAACTTTTTTGCGATATTCCAAAGGCAGTCCCCTTTCACCACCGTGTATGTCTGTGATGATGTTTTTGGTGTCGGTGCGTTCACGGTTTCCCGTTTCGGCTCTGCACTTGCCTTTGGCTTTGATGCTGAAATCTGAATGTTGATGGTTTTTGTGCCATAATCCCGGTATTGCTTCAACCGGATTCTGACACGAAGGTCAAAACCATCCTTTGCATCCTCTGTGATCTTGTAATCTTCCAAGGACACCTTCAGGTTGGTATTGAAAAATTCCTTTCCGTTTGGTGTCCTTCTGCAAACAATGAATTGAAAAGGCTGCTTGCTTGTTTTCAACTGTTCAAAGTAGTTCAAGAAATAACTCGCGCCTTTGAAACCTGAAGGATATACCGCATATGGATGTTGAATCTGTGGTATTTCACAATCAAATTCAACATCCGTCAATCCGGCAGTTTTCAAAAGATTTATTTCCCCTTCGTTGATCAGCGTCACCGTTTTGTTTGCATTGTTGATCTTGGTAGTCAACTTTTGAGGGGTGACGGGCAGCAAGCATTTGTCTAAATAAAAATCATATCCGGCTTTTGCCATTTACTCATGCACCCCTTCCGTCATAATATCAACCGCTTCATTCACTGCATCCGTCAGTCCATCCACCACACCATCCAAATCCATTCCATTGTTGATGTTATTGGTGTTGTTCTGTTCAATGTTGATCTCTGCGGTTGTGAATCTGTTTATAGTTTCCTGTTCTGCAATGTCACGCAAATACTTCAAATCCTCTGATGTAATATCCAAAGAATCAGAAATGTTCCCCGTGTCACTCTCAATGTTTCCTAGACTGTCAGCAATGGTACTTGCAAACCCTGAAGTATAATCATCAGGATTCGGAATATCCACCGCAAGACCATCCATGAAACCGTCCAATGCTTCAGATATTCCTTCTGCAACTCCGTCACCCCAAGCAGCACCGGAATTGAAAGCGTCAGAAATCCATCCACTTTGAAATGTGTCAAAAGTGCTGAAACCTTCATTGAAAGCGTCAGAAATGGATTGGTATTTAGCTTTGTTGTTTGCCGCTTCAGATGCCTTTGCCGCATAATCGTCTGCTGCTGATGCTATTCCTGAATAGTCAAATTCAACGAACGGCAACTTGTTCAATGCTTCGCATATCCCTTCAATCACCGTCAGTCCCGTTGCCAATAGGTCATAAAACCACGCCTGAATGCTTGAAATCGCATTGTGGAATGCAGTCATCATGTTTGAACCAAGTGCTGCAATGGCATTTCCAATCCCAAGTGCAATGTTTGCGACTTCCAACCCCAAGTTCTTGAAGAATTGGATCACAACATTGATTCCACCTGTGATCACGCCGAAACCACTATTTGCAATTCCTGTCATCTTTGCAATGGCTGAAGCCACTGCGTAAATAATGGCAATCAGTGCAATGATCAGCATGATGATCCACACGATAGGACAGGCATACATTGCACCGTTCAATCCCATCTGTGCAGCGGTTGCCGATATTGTCGCACCCGTCTGTGCTGCCAAGGCTGCAACATGAATAAATTCAGCCACCGCCAAAGCACCCTTGACCGCAAGTTCAGCAAGTTCCGCTGTCTTAACAATGCCAAGATATGCCGCATAGACCGCAAGTGCCGCAATCACGCCGTAAACAATCGGACTGATCCAAGACCAATTATCAGCGACCAACTGACCCACTTGCATCACCATGTCAAAAATGTCAATCAGCACCCCGGCAAGCACCGCCATAGCCTGAACTGCGTTATCAACAAAGGTTTGAAACGCCGGACTGTTCGCCAAATCGTTCAATCTTTGAAGTACAGGCTGAAAAGCAATCAGTGCGGTGTTCTGCATACTCTGCCAAATCTGCCCCCATGTCATAGGCATGGATGCAAACTTTGCGTTTATTTCATCCGCACTTGAAAAGATTGCAGCCTTCACTATATCCGCTGACAGTTCGCCTTCAGATGCCATTTCACGAATCTGACCAATGGGAACATCCAAATAATCAGCAATGGACTGAATTAGGTTGGGTGCTTGTTCAAAGATACTGTTCAACTCGTCACCACGCAATACGCCTGATCCCAAAGCCTGTGACAACTGAAGCATTGCATTTGACGCTTCCGTTGTAGATGCTCCGGCAATGGTCATCTGTTTTTGTACCAAATCCGCAAAAGCCACAACTTCCTGTGAAGAACTGAAAGCGTCTTTTGCGTTGTTTCCGAACCTTGCAACCACATCTGCCATTCCGTCAAATGATCCCCTTGCGTCCTGTGCGGCTGCATAGATCATGTTGGTCAGTTCTTGGGTTGACTGCAAACCGTCATTCATCATGTCGATTCGTGCAGTTGTAGTTGTCAGTTCATCCGATATGTCAAGGGCTTTGCTGATTCCCTGAATTGACAGGTAAGCACCAACCGCCCCCATGATAGTCTTTGTCAAACGGTCAGCAATTTCATTCCCTTCTTCAATGATACTGTTAAACTGACCTTGTTCATCAATGTTATCCCTGATGTAGCGTTCAGTATTTGCCACCGTCCGGGATAAATTCAAATATGCGGCATTCGCACCTTCCACATCCATGTTCTGAACCGCTGCGTTCAGTTCGTTCTGTGCTTCAAGTGCGGTTGCTAACTGTGACCGTAATTCTTCCAATCCGGCATTTGCTTCATCCGTTCCAACATTCATTGGATTGGATGAAATCTGATTGATCCTGTCACGGATCATGTCAATCCTGACTGCCAAACTGTTCAGGTTTTGTGCTGCTTGTGGTGGAATAATGTTGGTATTCCATGCTTGTCTTGCAATTTCATCCTGTGTGCTTCCCAACTGCTCCAACATGGAATTTGCACTTGCAATTTCTTGTCTGAACCTGTCAACACCCGTATTCGTGAACACTTCCATGTTGTCTGTCTGCCATTCAACCGGAACAGTGACCGGATCAGGCTGCGGAATTTCAACCGGGACTTCAACAGGGGGTGGATTCTCTACTTCAACATTCATATGGGAAAGTGCATCATTGATCTGCAACTGATCCTGTAATGTTTCACGCAACCTGTTGTTAAGTGACACAATCTGCATTTCAACCGCTTCAGAATTGAAATTAAATGGATTTTCCTGAATCATGTTCAATGCCTGTTGCATCTGTTCAATGCTAGTCCTGACTGCGGAAATCCTCTGACCCGTTTCTTCAGGTAACACTTCCACCTTCTGACTGTTGGTGTTGATCATTTCCTGAATGTTGGAAACACGGGAAAGCAGTTCTTGTGTCTGTTCAATCCTTGCATTAAGTTCATCCACACTTGAACCGTTAGCCTGAACGCCGATTTCCAAGTTTTCAGGAACATCCAAGACAGGTTGTTCCGTCACAACAGGCGTGACGGGAACTTCAATGTTTTCAGATACATCAATGTGAATGCCTTCCGTGTTGGTTTCAACATTTGCTGAAATAGTTGGTGAATTGACATTTGCAACAGCACCTTGCAAGTTATTCAAGGCATAAAGGGTTGAATTGATTTCATCCTGAACATCTTCATATGCAGATGTGTCAATGCTTCTGTTCACAACGCCTTGCATTTCGTTCATGGCAGAAACACCCATGTTGACGGATTCAATGATTCCATACATGACATCTGTGAAATTGTCCTGTAATTCAATCCCCGTTTTAATTGCTGCCATCTAATCACCTACTTTCATCATGTCTTGCTTTCAATTTCCTTTTTGACCTTTTTGTCAGCTTCTATCTTCAACTTGATCGAAGCAATGACAAATGCTTTTTCTTGTTCATCCATGCTTGCAAATTCAGAAGGCAAGATGTGGAACTTCAACAATGCGTAGTATGCAAAATTGCTTTCCGCATCCCCTTCTTCTATCAGTTTTTTGCTTCTTCAACCTTATCTTCAAGGCTTTTGGTGAATCCTTGGAACTTCTGCACCCAAAGCGTAAACTGCTGAAACTCTCCGGCATCATCCACCATTGAATAGATCAAATCTTCCGGTGTCTTAACACCGTAGGAATCCTGAAGTTCTGCATCATAAAGGTCAGGGAACACCGTGGATTCAACCATCAATTTCACAAGGTACTTGCTTGTGTCAACCTTGGGTCTATACATATTCGGTTTACCCGTCACCTGAATTTCAGTGGTGCATGATTCACGAATCCTTTCATTGTCCTTTGATGTAATATGCTTGAACTCCCATTCAAGGGGTTTTCCGTTTTCGTCACAAAGGGAAGTGGTGGGTGCATAGAATCCGTTTTCCTTCTGCACCTTGTTCTGTTTCATAAATGCGATAAATTTTGACATAGCCTTTCATTCCTTTCTGTTTATCGTGTGATACAAAAAAGCCCCCTATATGACCTCATATGAAGGTCACACAAGGGGCTTTTACCTTTAATCTTTGTTACGGTTAGTTGGTAAGAAACCCTGTCAAGTTGGCAAAGGATTCAGGCATAGAGAAGTCCTCAAAAGTACCCTCAATGTCCTCATCCAAATATTCACCGTCTGCGTCAAACTTTGCAAGCACGCCGCCGTCAGTGTTGCAGTCATAAAGAACAATGGTCTGCCTTCCTGCGTCAGAAGTAGGATCATCATTCGTGATCTGCATTTCAAAATACACATCTTCCCCGGTGTTCTTGTAGTCAATCAAAAGTTGACGGATCACTGACTGATTATAGTGTGCCTTTCCCTTGAAAGTTCCTTCCATGCCGCACGATTTATGACCAACCATGATTGCGCCCAAACGGGGAACACTCGCCTTGGTTTTCTTGACGGTTGCTTCCATGTCGATCATCTGCATGAAGTTGTACCGCCTAGTTCCAACGGTGATGAAACATTCAGCCAACTTTGCAGCAATGGTGTCTTTCGCTTTGATCACAACATTACCATTCATCACTTTTCACCTGTCCTTTCTTTACTGTACCATAGTGGTCAGATACACCTTATCCATTGCATTGACCACCGTGATCTGAGAATCAACCACAACGGACTTCTTCGTGTTACCCTGTGCAACCTGAACATCAGAATCAGAAAATCCTTCGATTGCACCAATGTCCTGAAGCTGCTGCCTGATCTTCACAATATCCGACCAAAGGGAAGTTCTACCGGATGCGTTGTTTGGAACAGTTCCAAGATACTTGGTGTTGAACAGGACTGCATCATCATTTCCAAGCTGATCAATCACACGGATCGTCTGATTGTCCTTGAAAACTTCGCCTTCCGTGTCGGACACGGTGACTTTGGTGTTGATGTCCTTCAGCACCCGTACATCACCATATACCTGATGGAACATGAACTTTCCGGCTTTAATTGCAGCAATCAACTGTGCCTGTGTGAAGTTCACATTCACGGTGAACTCACCGTCATACTTCTTGTTCTGAACGGACTTGTTCACTTCGCACCCGGCTTCCTGACCCGTCACCCAATACACAAGGGCTGCCGTTGATTCCCCGGCATCAGTAACCACATTTTCCACACTGATCACGCCAATGTAGTCAGCGGTTGCGTACTGATGAAGGACAAGCTGAAACTTGATTCCCATTTCATCACGCAAACGCTTCACAAATGCTGCATACAGTGCCTTGGTGCTTGCATCCGTGGTTACAACACCCATTGCGTTATAGGAATATTGTTCAATGGCGTTCAAATATGCCTGATGCTGCGTTCCGGTCACGGCTTGATTCGTACCACCGGACAAAGCAGTCCCGGCAGTCGCCGCAAGCGTTGCACTGCTCTTGAAGTCAACAAAATCATTGCTGACAAGTTCCGTTGCATCTGCCACGCCAACCTGTTCATCAACCGTCACCGTTCCAAGGATCGTGGTCACATCCCACTTGTTATTGTCATCTGCATTCACTGCAATCTTGATCTTCAGGTCATTGCCCCTAATTCCGGCATACTTTGCCGTTGCAAAGGTGTTAGTTGCCTTTACGCCGCCACCATTCAGACGGTACAGATACAGGGTTCTTGCACCTTTGAACAGGTCACGGAATCCATTCAGTTTCGTATGGTCATATGCATAACCAAGAATCTTCAGGGAATCCTTCTGAATATCCGCACTCGTCAGTTCAATCACGCCATCTGCACCCCAATCCAATTCCATAGGCATTGTGGCAATGCCACGATCAGACAGAACAGCAGAAGCGTTTGCAGCACTGACAAAGTTTTCATAAGTACCGGGCAGTTCTTTGTTCTGCACGGTGAAACTACCGCCACCCAACATAATTATTCACCTTTCCTTTCTTCGTTGTTTTCTTCTTTCGGATCAACATTTCTGTTTTCCGTGGTTTTTGCATTCAGGAAATCATCAATGATCTTCTTCACTTCTTCAACGGTGTATTCCTTGCCTTTTTCAAGCAAGGCATTCACCAAATCCTTCTGATCCTGAAATGTTTTGGATTTCAAAAACTGTTCCTTGGAACATTTCTTGATCTCCGTGTTCTTGTTCAACGGTTCAGCCTGTTCAATGTTTTCAACCTGTTCAGCCTGTTCCGCTTTGTTTTTTGCAGCCATTTTTCACCATTCCTTTCTTCAACTTGGGGTTGATTCAGATTCCATTATTTCCATCACATCAAAACTTTCCGTCTTGATGACGAAAAGGTCATAATGTACCATGAAGTTCAAAACACCGTTAACCACTTCCCCGTGCATATCCGTTCCCCTGATTGGCTTTTCTTCATTCGCCTGTTTTTCTTCGTCATAAAGGGTGATATACTCCAAGCACTCAAAAAGGCGTTCAAGTACATCATTGCATTCCCTTTGATAGTCCGCATTCTGCGGAAAGTATTGGATGACGAACAGGTTATTTTTGAAATACCGCTTTCCAAGGAACTGATTCTGTGACGGATTCAGGCATTGGATATAAAAGCAAGGTGCGGAAAGTTCCTGTTCAATGTTTTCATTGTGGCATTTGTAACCGTCACCAAATTCTGCATTTATTGCCGTGCTTATTCCTTCAATGATTTGATTCAACATCACTTCATCACCTCATTCAGATATTTCCTGATCTTATTTTCAAGCACCTGTGGGGCAATCGCCTGAAGTTCTTGTTCGGAAATTGTCATCATGAATTGACCATTGACCCAACCACTGTGATCTGCGGTTCTATGACCGTATTCCACATATGACGCATATTCCACCGGATTGATAATGTCTATCTTATACAGACTTCCAATGTGTTCAATCGCAAGTGAATTTGCATAATCGGTTGCTGATCCTCTCTTTTGACCCGTCCAACCTCTCCGAAGCGTACCACCCATTTTGCCTGATCCTTTTGGATATTGACCAACAGGGGTCCTTTTGATAACCTTTGCAAGCAGCCTTGCCGCAAGTTCCTTTGCACACGCTTCCACGAATGCGTCAGGGTCTTGCAGTTTTTGCAAATCCTCTTGGAACTTCTTCAGTTCCTTGATGTTCAGTTTGCCATATCTCGCCATCATGACCACCTTTCAAACGGATCAAGAATGATTTCCTGATGCGTTTCATACACTGCCGGAATGCCGCTGTGTGTGTATGTTTCCGTTCTCCCGGCTTGGGTGACAACAATTTTTGATCCCGGTTTGATTTCCACATCCGGGGATATGAACAACTTCACAATTTGCGTGACTGCTGCCGCTGATTCACTCTGAATTGCAGCATTTACTTTTGCATAAGACAAATGACACTCCTGATCTTCCAAAACTGCGTGATCCTCATAATTTGTGAGTTTTGACCGTTCGTTCGTTACCTCTTGGTGTTCAATGACGGTACATTGTCCGTCATAGTGTGCAGATTCAAACGCCGCCCTTGCTCTTGCACGGGCTTTCTGCACTGCGTCACCCGTCACCACCGCAAACGCCTGAACGAATTAAATTCGTCCCTTCCGTATGATAAAAGGTAACTGATAAAGGCGGTCAACCTCTGTTCAGGTGTCTTTGAACCCTCACCGATTGCAAAAACAGTGTCCGTGTCCCCTGTCTTGATCTCTTTGACTGCTGCATCAAGGTCAAATCCTGACAGGTCATCAGGTGCAAATGTCATCTTGCCGTTCAGGAACTCACCACACGCCATGTCAACAGCAATATGAACAAGTCCTTCCGGCACATAAGACCAATTTATTTCATTCTTTATGGTGCTTTCTACTTTGCCAACACAAAAGGTCAAGGAAGCGGTGTCTGCTTCCTTGACCGTATAACCAAGTGATGCAAGACGCTGTATAACGCTCTGAACATCAAAATTCATGCTGCTTCACCTGACCTTTCCGGCATTAACCCCTAGAAATGATCCTAGCAATGGGAATTGCCTTGTGGTTGATGTAACTTCTGTCAGATGCCTGTGCTTCACCCGTATGAACAAGCACCCAATTCGCACCGTCCTTCAACTCCGCATCAGTGGGGGAATTGGTTGCCTGATTTGCCTTTTCATAGGAAATGCCGAAAGGTGCGAAACACTTACGCTGACGAACATACAAGGTGTCCTCACCGCCATTCTTCTTCGCATCTCTTGCCATCTCATACGGAACTTTTGCACCTACATCTTCATAGCCGATAGAACCGTTACCAAGTACATAGGTGGTGTAGTCGGTTGCTTCCACGGGTTCAGTGGTGTTGGTGACGGTGATCTTCATAGTGCCGCCGCTTTTTACCTCTGCGGTGCAGATTGCCCCCGGTGCAGTGGTTTTCTGCGTAGCGGTCACGATAGTACCAGATACAGTCCAAGTGAACTTGCTGATGTCCCCGGAAGTGATTGCTTCCAACTTTGCCTTAATCGCCGCTGCCTGATTGGTTGCAGTGTCCGTAGAAGGAATTTCCAAATCCAAATCACCAACAGTTCCACCGTTGGCAACCCAAGTGAAGGTTGTTCCGCAAATCTCGATCTTGTCACCGGCTGCCGCCTTGGTGTCAACCTTAACAGTCCAAACCCCCTGTGTGCCAACTGCTGCGGAAGTGGGCATTTCGTCATCAATGACAACCAACTTTCCGTTCCAAGTACCAAGATCAAGGTCACGCTGCACTCCATCCTTGTCAGTGTACTTCAAATGTTCCAACAGGTTCAGGTTTTCAAGCCCGGTTGCAACATCACTGTGCATGAACACAAGGGTGAACTTTTTCTTGTTCGCACCACACGCCTTGTTGGTTGCGGTGTTCAGGGTAGTTGCACCGACCGTCTTAGTAGTCTGACCTGTGATATCAAGGGTGTGCTTATCCACAAATTCAGCAGATTGGGTGTCACCACTCATGTGAAAGATACCATCAAGAATTGCAAGAATGGTGTCCTGATCAAGTCCGTCTTTGTACTCCGCAATCTGATCAGCAATGTTCTGCATGAAATCAACGCCGCCCGTGATGTCATAGGAAAAGTCCTTTTCAACAAAGCCTTTTGCCCTACCAACCACCACAACACCCTGTTCAAAGGTCTTGGTGCTTGTAGCGGTGATGTCAGTCTGACCGTCATAGTTCACGGCATCCCCTTCAAGCAGTCCACGCATTGCTATACGGGCGTAACCCGTGCCGTTCTGCGTTGCAAATACCGCCTTGATGTCAGGGTTTCCGGCTAACGCACGGGACTTTTTGATCTCGTTCATCTTCAGGTTTGGAACTCTGCCAACCATGTATTTGAACGCTTCAGGATTAAAACTTTTGGAATCAAATTTCGTATTCGGCATATCTTTTTAACCTCTCTTTCTTTGCGAACTACTCAAGTGTGGCGTTGGGGTTCTGCTCCAAGTACGCACACAATTCATCATAGTTCATTTTCGTCAAATCAACAGTTGCACCCGGTTTCTTTTCAGAAGATGCACCGGGCTGAAATCCTTTGAAGGTCTGCTTGCTACCCTGATCCGGTTCATTGAAAAGGAACTTCGTGCCTTCGTCCTTCATCAGCTTGTCAACCTGATCCTTCAGCCCCTTAACAGTCCCGTCTTTGTCAAGTTTGGCATCTTCAAGTTCAAGCAAAGCACGAACCGCCTTGATGTTCTTTGCCCCGGCTTCAGTCAAAGCCTTGTCAACAGCACCGTCAACCTTCAGTTGCAAAATCTCTTTCGCATGGGCTTCATCCTTGGTCTTGTTGTCTGCCTGAAGGGTTTCAATCTGCTTTTTCAGTTCTTCGTTGTCCCCGGCTGACTGCTTCAAGGTTTCAATCTGCGTGTCACGCTCTTTCACCTGTCCCTTCAGTGCATCAATCTCCGTCTGAAGTGATTTTGCTTCCGCAGATGCAACAGACTTTGCATTCTCAATGTCTGCTCCATTCATCTTGATGACTGAATCCACCTGTTCCTTGGAAAGTCCCAATGCTTCAAGTTCTGCTCTTTTCATATCTCTTTTCCTCACTTTCAATTACATTTTTATACGGGGTCACTCCCACATGATTGTTTGGTTGTGTCGGTTTTACGCCTTGTCACACCCGGCAAAATTTGGATCATAAAGTTCAATGTTGTTCAATCATTTCTTCATGGTCAACACCTTCCTTTCAGGCATTAAAAAAGCACCCTGTTTTCAGGATGCCTTTTGCATACTTAACTTTTCATTCGTCACCTCTCGGCTCAAATATCACGCTACTCTGCTTTCTTGTTGAATTGTATGGTTCAGGATCAGGTTGATTATTGATGCTTTTCAACATCTTCAATCATAGAATAATATTCCCTGTAACTTTCCCGTGCCTTTTCAGGTGCTTTGTCCGTCAGGAAATACTTGCAATCCTTTTCATCAAAATAATACCAACTTTTGTCTTTCAAAAAATAAGGTTCATCCGCAAGTGTCATTTCATCAACCCCTTCCTTTTCAACCAAATGTTCATAGCCTTTCCTAGTTCATTCGGTTTACTTAACTGTGAGTTGGCAAAGACTTCAGCAAAAAATTCAGCCTTGTTTGTCTTACCATACCCGGAAAGATTATCAGCTAAAACAAAGTCAGGATTTTGTTCTTTCGCAATCGCTATGATTTCATCAAAGCATTCATTCTGAACTGCAATTCGTCTTTCCGTGTACCATTTTGACTGTGCCTTCCAAGTCTTTTTGGTTCTGTCAAGAAAGGCAAGTGAATCTGCTGCTCTCCACCCGTCAGTTTCAAACCTCTTTTTAATCAATACATTTTGCAAAATGTGACCATATTCATGTGTAACGGTATAAATCTGTAAATCATCTTCAGAACAAGGCATTTTGAACCCTGAATCATGCCCTTTCTTTTGTACGGCAATAAAGTCATTCACATCCTTGTGATACTTCGGACACAAAGACAGGCTTTGTGCTGAAGGATTTACCGTTGAACTGCTGACATACGCAATGGCTGTCTTGCTATTTTCACCGCATATGCTTGTATGTGTCGAATCATGCACTGCATTGAATTTGTGTTCAAGCCTATTCAACTGATTTACACTTGAAATTGCCAAGTCATCATTGACTTTCTTGAAAGAATCTTCAATTTCGGTAAATCCAATCTTATCTGTCAATAATGTCCGTGCTTCCTGGATGGTCTTTGCTTGATCAACTTCATCATCTATACCAACTATACCACCGTTCAGGATTTCTTGCAAATCTGAATCTGCCGGATCACCGTCAACAAACTTCTTTTTCCATTCAGGATATGTCATATCAGCCGGAACATGATAGGTCTTGCCGTTGGAATCCTTGGCAGCCCTTTCACCAAGATCAAAGTTTTCCCGGAAATACGGAACGGTGGTTGTTCTGCAACGAACGTGAAATGGCGGTGCTGTGACACCAACTTCCCATTGTGACATCTTGAACACCTTCCCGTCCATGTCCTGACATATCTCTGAAGTGTGTGAATCCAATGTTGCAACTATTTCATATTCTTCAACATCCAATTCTTCAAAGCAGTCCTTTTGTGCAGCACTTGAAAAGAATGCTTCTTCCGTCATCACCAACGCCCCGGCTCTTGCCTTGGATGTATGCATCTTTTTAGCAATAGCGTCAATGGCTTTCTGTGGGTCTTGACCAAGCACAATGTTCCTTGTCAGGGTTTGGTTCAGTTCATTGACCAACTGCTGCCTGTTCTTCCATACCCTCTGACTGAAGTTTGAACCGTCAGCCGCCCAAGGTTTGTTGATCACCTTGGAAATGGTCTTGTCATCCAATGTGGCAAAATCCCAACCAACACCGCACCCACGTTGAACTTCATAGGCGGTGCGATAATAGCCGGATTTGTACACCACACGCATTGTCTGATCGAGCGTGTCAGCCTGACTTCCAAACATAACTTCAACGGACTGTCGCACCTGAATCTTTAGGGCTTCCAATCTGCTAATATGGAAACGGGCTGAAGCGTTTTCCAACTCTTTCACCCACTGACCGTTGATTGCATTCTGCTGACCATATTGGATGTATTGGTTGATGTCCCACTTCAATTCTGCAAGCTGCCTTGCATCCAACATCTTCCTAGCGTCCGCAATGGTCACATTGTTATTGTCTGCAAATCTTTGATACCAAGACCTGATCTGCTTTTCAATCTCCCGTTCAGCATTTTGGTACTGACTTTCAATCTGCACAAAGGCAGCAGCACCTTTTTGATGCTGTGATTGTTCAATTAGTTCAAACCGCTTTTTCCAATATGACAATGATTGTTTCTTTGCCCTTGGCATTATTCATCACCGCCGTTCAATCTTGGATCATTTGGATTGTCACCAATCTTCTGATCCTGACGGAATGGATCATACTGCCTTTCAAGTTCTTCCTGTTCCTTCTTTCTCTGTTCTTCCAATCGTTCCATTTCCTTTTGTGGATCATCAACCCAAGGATGCATTGAAATAATGGTTTCATCTGAAAGAAGTCCTTGGGACTTCACGCAATTATCAATGGCTTCCGTTTCGTTGATCAGGATGTCACGGTTGAAAATGACTTCCACTTCCTCACCGTCAAAGTTTCCCTGTCCGGTATTTGCAAAGTGTGCGTTCACAAACCAAAGGATTTCATCAAATGCGGCCTGATATTCCGTTTCCGTGTCATTTGCATCAATGTCAATGTCACTATACATTGACTGAATGTTCATCTGATTCGGATTCCCTGAAAGTCTGTCATCCTTGGCATCATAACCCATTGCGTTTTCAATCAGGGCTTTCTTGAATAGTTCAAGAATAGCCTTGTAGTTGTCTGAATTGACGGTAATTTCAAGTGTTTCAACGCCGCCCTTCTGTGAATCGTCATTCCTGACCTTTACTGCTCCAAAGGTTGCAAGGTTCTTTCTAAACTCTCCAAGGTTTTCCCCGTCATAGTTTTTTATGATCAGAATGGTGTTCCTTGCGTCCTCTTGCATATTGTTTTCAAAGTCCGAAAGCATGATATTGATTCCATCCTGAAGGGATTTCACCTTTTTCAAAAGTGGCGTTTCACTCTCATTCACCTTCAGGGGAATCAGCGGAATCCTTGACCAATTAAATCCTGTAACATTTCCTTGACCGTCAATCATGGTCACATGGGGAACATCAGGACTTTCATTGTTCACAATGTCCGGGATCAGTTTGCCCCGGTCATAAATGAAACGGTGAACACCATCAAGATCATACACTTCCACTTTCTTGATGATCGTGGGGGTTGTTCCCTCATAACCAATCACAATATACATTCTGACTGCAAAATCAAGTTCAGTATGTTCATTGTCCTTCCAAAACGGAAGGATTTCATATGCCGGAAAAAGCCTGAAGGAAAATTCACCCTTTTCATTGTAGTACGGATATAACCAAGCAATGCCGCCATTATAGGCATATTTACCACTATTCTTGATGATCTTCATGAACTTCTTATTGAACACCTTTTTCAAAAGTTCAATGTACTGATCGTTGTCACCACTGAATGTGATAGGCTGACCAAACAGATAATTGGTTTTCTGATTCACCATCTTTGCATATTGATTGTCAATGTTCAGGTTGTTTGGAAGGTTTTCAACCACTTGCAGTTTTCCGTCTGCTCCTATCATGGTTCTTCTTCGCATCAAAATGTCATGTTCGTTTTCGTAGTAAAGAAAACCCTTGATCTGCAACACACGCTTGGGTGAACCTTCCCACTTCTGAATTTCCTTTTCAAGAAATTCACGGTCAGTCATCCTTGAATGAACGCCTTGCAATATGAAATTGCTGACCCTTAATGTCAGCCCGTCTAAAAGATTACTGAACACGGGTTCAATTCACCCCCTCTTTCATTGCGTAATATAATCGTAGCGTGCATGATTTAAGGTTTCATGCACGCTATTGTTACTAATTTGTTTCTTTTAATCAAAACTGTATGCATCACCACGGCTCAAATCTTCCAATGCGTAACGCATGGCATCCATCAGATGATTGAAGTCATCAACGGGTTTGTTCAACTTCTTTCCCGTCTTTGAATCGGTGTCCCACTGATAGTTGCCGATCTCCGTCAGGAAGTTCACGCACCTTGGATGAATGATAATGTGAAAGTCTTGGATATAATCAATGCCGTTCATGATACTGTCTTTACCTTTCCGGGCTTTCTTGATTCCCTTCATGCCAAGTTCACGCAAGCGGTCAATGCTCTTTGGTTCAGCAGAATCAGCGGTTATGTGTTCTTTCATGTAGCCCATTCGCTGAACTTCTGCTGATATTGCTTCATTGCTCATGCCCGGTTTATACATTTCATCAAATACCCAAATAGTCTTGCTTGTGGTGTCGATCATGCCACAAAACAGTGCAGATGGGTCATTCGTATATCCAAAATCCAAACCAAACACGGACTTGACACTCTTGATTGCCTTAACTTCATCAAGGCTGAACAGTTTTTCTTCCCAATTTTCATATACAAGCCCGTCAACAATACCCCAATCACCAAGCCCGGCAACCTTAAAACGCCGGGGGTTGTTCTTCCGCATGGTTTCAAAAACCTTGCGGTCTGCATCATCCAACCATTCGTTGCATTGGTAGTTGGTGGTCATTGCAAGGGTTTCATCATCAGGATTGTCAAAGAATCGTTTCTTGATCCAATGATGCTCATTCCACGGGTTGAAGGTCAGCGTCACTTGCTTGAACAGTCCTTCAGGAACTTCACCACGGATTGATTCGTTCAGCATATCAAAGTCAGCTTCAGAACTGATCTCATATGCTTCTTCAATCCACATCCAACACAAAGCACCGTGTTCAACGGTAATTGAAGTGACCTTCAACGGATCATCAAGTCCCCGGAAATATATCTTTTGCCCGGTTGGTTTGTAGGTCATTTCAAGTGGGCTTTCCTTGATGTCCCAATAGGCATCAACGCCTAATCTATGAATAGCCCATTTCAATTCTGTGAAACAGGAATCCTTCAATGTCCTGAAGGTCTTTCTGATCACAAGCGTATTCGCATCAGGGTACTTCATCATGTTGGTGATGAACCAAAGGGCAGCAGTCTTTGATTTCTTACTTGCACGGCTTCCCTTTACAACTCTGTACCTTCCTTTGAATCTCCAAAATGTTCCGTAGCCTTTGCCAACTACATCAGGAAGGCTATAATTTCTTACTGCACTTTTGGCTGAATATAGATCAGGCAGCAGAATCCTTTTCTGATAGTCAAATACATACTGACTGCTAATCTTCAAGTTTATCTTCACCGCTGATCACAATGGGAACATTGACATTGACTTCAGCCTTGTCATCCCACATCCCCAAGTGCTTTCCAAGAAGTTCAAGGGCTTTCATCTTGGATGCAAACTTGACTTCCCGTTCTTCGCTGCTCCCGTTGTCCGTGTCCGATCTTTTGTACTTCATGCCTTCAACACAGGCAAGGTCATCCTTGCTTGCGTCACTTTTGATGCTGCCATCAGAAAGATCAACCACATCATCCACATTCACAAAAGCAATCTTGGCAAGTTCAAGGACAACACGATCCTGATTGACCCCTGTTCTCTTTGACCGTTCTGCCATTGCTTTTCCCACGGCTGCCTGAATGTTAGGTTTTGTTAAGTTTTCGCATCCTATTTCACGGGCTGAATCAACGCTATATCCGGCACGAACTGCGGCTTGTGTTGCATTCAGGTCAATCAGATATTCTTCAACAAATCTTTTCTGTTTTGCGGTCAATTTCATTCCTGACATAGCACTTTTCACCCCTTTCTGACTATTTTGGCATCAAAAAAGCCCCGTGAAGTGTCGCTTTCAGGGGGCTTTTGTTCAATCTTCCTTGAACTAAAAAATAAAAGAATTTTATTTTTTACTAAACCTATTCAGTTTAACTATATCACACATACGCCGAATGTAAATAAATTATGTAAAAGGTTTTAATTGGTTTTGATAGGTTTTTTCAAAGGTTTCCAATGCTTTCTTATGGATTTCAACTGCATAGGAATATGAAATCTTCATTTCCTGTGCTGCAATCCTGACCGTTTTGAACTGTACATAAACCTTGAAAAGAATCTGCATCAGCTTCGGACTGTTCAAGTCCTGAATCTGCCTGATCACCGTGTTCTTCTGATCAATGAAAAGATCTATCTGTCTGTTGATTTCTTCCTGAAGGTCAACATATCTGCACACATCCGTTTCAAGTTTTGATCTGGCAATAGATGTCTGCACCTTGTCCTTGTCATAGCGGATTGCACCGCCTGATGTTGCAGACAGTTTCAGTTCATCAAGCCTTTCTTGGTTCTGATCTATCCTGACATCAAGTGCCTGAAGTTGTTCTAAATATGCTTTTGCGTTCACAATTTACACCTTCCTTTCATTGTTGTTCGTTCCTGTCCGTTCGTGTACTGCTTTTTCCCTTTGGTAACGGTTTATTCATTTAACCGTTACCGCCTTATTTTTCAATGCTTGCAGATGTGTCACTCACTGCAAATGTAACGGTTGGTAACTGTTGAACTTTGTCAACCGCTACCTATTTCAAGCCTTGAAACAAAAGGCTTTTTGTGTTCAAGTAACTGTTGGTAGCGGTTCAGCCCCATTATTTACTATTATTTATATTTTTTATTATTTTCTTATCGTAAAAACATAAATAATTTTTAATTTATAAAAGAAGTTGATTTTAACAGATACCAACCGTTACCGCCTTATAAAATAAGGGTTTTCAACCGTTACCTTTAACCGCTACCAACCGTTACTTTAACCGATACCCACCACACTTTCACCACTCACAATGATGTGAATTGTTGTGTATGTGATTTCTGAACGCTCAAACCACTTTATCACATCAAGGCTGCCGTACTGCCTGACCGCATCTTCAGCATTGATGTTGTCAACCAACCTGTCAAAGTCATCATACAGGATCACATACAGACTGTCCTTGCACCCATACTTGACATGACTTTTCACCAAATCACTGATCTTCATTCTGATCACCGTCACTTTCCTGATCCTGTCCTTCTTTCGTCAGATTCTTCAAAGTCTGCTGCCGTATGACTTCCTGCATGATTCCGGCAAGGGGATTCTGTTGTGCAGCCCTTTGTTTCTGAACATCCTGACTTAAATTCAGGCACATGATGACTGCTGATGCAGTCTGTGCAGAAAATGCCGGATTCCGTGTTTCCCGAAGTGCCGTGTTGTACGCTTTCAAATAAGACTGTGTCAAATATTCAATCACATCCATCTTTCATTTTCTCCTTTCGTTTATAGATTTTTGTTCAACTGCTGATACAACCGTTCAATCCTTTTCCGGTCAAGTCGGTTTGCATAGACAATTTCCTGAAGTTCATTCATGGTGTCAACCAACATATTCCTGTAACCGTCAGAAATGGATTCCCAATCATCACCTTCAGGCTGATCATCTTCCAATTCCGTGATCACGCCATCATAAAGCCTTGCAACCTCACCGCCAAGAACATCATCAATGATTTCCCGTAAATCTTCCCTTGGGTTCAGGATCACACGTTTTTCTTTCTTCCTTCTGACAATCCTTGGTATTTCAATAATGTGTCCCATGTTCAATATTCCTTTCTGCAAGTTTCTCCGTCATCATACGGATTCACAAGGTTCAGTTCCCGGTAACAGTACGGGCATTTCACATTGAATCTGCTGCCAGCCGGAACAGATTGATGTCTGTATGTTTTAAGAAGCTGACCCATGCTGTTATGCCGTGTTTCCTTTACCGTTCCGACAATACAGTCAGGCTTCCAATACCAAGCCTTCAAGTAACCGTTTTTATCGGTTTCATAATCACCGGTATATTCCCAATTACATATTTCATTCACTTGAATCACCACCCGTCCCCGTCAGGCATCTTGGATTGTCCCAAAGTACCCTGTAACCGCAATTATGGCAATAGTTATTGGTAACATATAAGGATGCACCACAATTTCCGCAAGTGTGACTGTCAAATTTTGATCCATAAATGCCTTTATGGAACTTTGGCACGCATCCGATTTCTGCCCTGATTGCCTTTTCCTTTCTTGCTTCTGATAGTTCCATCTGATCCACCTTCCTTTCTAACATGATCCACCATCTGCACCGTGAAATGCTCCAATAGGATATTTCCAATCATCAACCAACACATCATCAATGGAAAAATCACCGTTCAAGATACTGTTCAATGCTGCTTTATCTGTTCGATCAAGGCAACTGTCAGCACCTTCAATGAATTGGTACAGGTCTTTTTTATTGTCAAGCGTAAAACCTAGCCTGATTTCATCCTTGTGAAGTTCAGCAAATTCATCCGGGAAAAGTTCATTGAATCCGGCATAAAGCCTTGGCGTGCTAAAAATGCACATTGCACAACTGCACCTGTTCCACCCTACCCTGTAACACGGATGTGGATTGACTTTGTTCCTTTTCAGGACTTCCCACACATCCCTTTCCGTGTAGTCAATGCAACACCGCCATTGATGAACCGTTCTATGTGCCTTGGCTTCAGCATTGGTTCTGTGGATTTCCATTTCATTGTATTTTGCCCTTCCTGCTGATTCGCCACGCCTTTCACCTGATACAATCAGGATTTTCTTGTCCTGTTTGGTTTCCGTCAGATTTGCGGTCACACTGTCTTGGACTGCTGCCTTCAGGTTTCCGCTGCACCATCTCCCCTGGTGCGTTCCACCCTTTGCCGGGAACTTGTGACGCTTGCCGCCTAGTTTCTCCAATTCTCCCATTCTGTCAAGATTTGAAACAACCGTGTCGGCAACGCATATTTTCAAGTATGCAGAACACCAACGCTTTGAAAGATCAGGGGACTTTGCCGGAAACTTCATTCTGTACCCGTATTCCTTCAGCAGTTCTTCCATTTCTTCCGTTGCCTGTTCCTTCAGTTCCTTGCATTTCAGATAATTGCTTGAAGGTCTGCACTGTTTCACTTCCCCGGTATCAGGATCAATCCATTCAATAGGTTCAGATGCACCGATCCGGTATAACTCACCAAAGAATCCATTCACCCGGTACGAAACACGAAGTCTGACACTAAACGCATTGGCAAAAGCCTTCACATAGTTCTGCGTACATTTCCAATCCATTCTTCTTGAAGGATGTCCACCGTCTATGTCATGATGCCATAGTTCAATTTTTTCTTTTGGCACACCCATTTCAAGCAGTTTCAGGAAACAGGCAGTTGAATCCTTACCACCTGAAAACAAAACAACAATCAGGTCATATTCTTCAAGTGGAAGCAGTTCAGGAAGGAAAATATTTTCAAAGTGCTTTGAATCTTTTCTTCCATCAATCCTTGGCTGAATCCTGACACCCTGACCATATATTTCTTTATCTTTTACACCAAGGACAACCGGCGTTTCCCTTGTACAGTCCTTATCTTTCAAAAGTTCAATCATTGTTCAACTTCCTTTCAATCAAATGTAATTTCCAATGGTACGAATATCTTTGTATTGCGACCGTTGATTTTGGATTGCTTCACCATCAACCCCAACCGCTTGTTGATCTGCTTGCTGAAAACAATGTGTGACATGGGGGTCATGGTATTGTCTGCACAAAATACCTGATAACGCTTGTAAACATCAGCGGTTGGTTCATTGCGGATCATGTCAACGCCCTGATCCGCAATGAATGCTATGATTGGATTGTTTTCTTCCTCATAGTCCTTGATCTCCTGTTCAACCTTTTCCGATTTAGTGAACGCATCATTTGCAATCACTCTTTTCAATCCTTCCACACCTATCCTGATCAGGTATTCCGTGGCATCCTGTGAAATCAGTTTGTATTTGATGCCTGAATCAAAATCAGGACTGTCTTTGGTGAATGTGGCGTTGAATGGTATGATGATCAGTCTGCGAAGTACCGCCCCTGTCTTGTCCCTCATTCTTGGGATGTCATTTGCAGAAAACAACAGTTTAATAAACGGGTTGAACTCAAAAGGGTCTTGTCCTTTGCGTTCTGCCTTGATCATGTCCCCGGTCACAATCTTTTTGAATGTGCTGACCTGTGACCCTTGAAGGAAATCGTCACCAATATCATCACCAATGTTTGCAAGTTTGGCATACATCATTGCGGTGCTGAACCTGTCACCAAGTTCCTTCAGGTCAAGGGCTGAAATGTTCCGTTCACCAAGCATATTCTTGATCATTGCAAGGAAGGTTGATTTTCCGTTTGATTTGTCACCCGTCAGGATGAATGCCTTTCCAAGTTCATTCCTTCTGTAAAGACAATATCCGGCACATTCTTCCAACAATGATCTGATGGTTGGATCACTGCAAGACAATTTGTTCAATGTCCTGTCCGTCAGTTCATCATAGGCATCTTCCCGGAAGTCCCAAGGGATCTTGTTAGTGACTATGATTTCAGGACTGAACGGGTTCAATGTACCTTCAGCCATGTCATAAATCCCGTTATTGAATGCAATGAACCTTGCATCTGACATTGCGTGTTCTTCAGCAATCAGTTCCAAGTAGTCCAACACTTCCCTACGCTGTGTTTTCTTCAGGTTGGGGATATGTTCAATCATGACTGATTCAATGTTCCTGTACCCTGACCAATACACGCCTTCACGGTATATGTGAAGCTGATTGTTGATCCTGACAATGTGGTTGTTATTCTTCAGATAAATTGCAAATTTTTCAAACAGAAAAGTTGACCCAAGGAAGAACACGGGTTTTTGAAACGCTTCATCACGAAGGATTGTTTCAAGTTCTGATTCTTCCAATGGCTGCTTCAGAACATACTTGTTCAACATCCTGATGGTTTCCCGTGTGTCATCCACGGAAAAATCACTTGCGGTCAGTGTCAGGATGTAATTGAACAATGCTTGATTGCGACCGTCCCCGGCATCCATATCAAGGAAGTCAGCGGTTGCCCTGACCGGAAGAAACCACTTCGGAAGTTCCTGATAATCAACGCCCGGTTCAACATCCCATTCAACAAAGCGTTCTTCACCGTTTACCTTCAGGACTTCATATGAAAGGCGTGTGCCAATCTTTATGTCTGCGGTCAAACCAACTGCAAGCGGAATGTGCGTCCTGTTCCTCGTCACCGTCTTATTCTTGAACAGGAAGTGTCTGCCCCTTGATGTTTGGATCACCTTGCAATTCAACTGATTATCTTCCACCATCTTCATCATGATTTCAGACTGTTCAGGATCATCAATGTCAATCAGAATTGTGTCATCCGCAAGCACACCGCCATATCCCGGACAGTTCTTCACTTCTTCAAGGCTTTTCCACTGTGTCCTTCCCTTTAACTTTTCAATGCTCTGTTTTCCTTTGGTTTCAACATACCCCTTGTAAAGTAACATAATCTTTCACCGTCCTTCAGTTCTGCAATACGGTCAGGCATTTTTCAAGGAAGTTCTTTTCCCTCATTTGCCTGTTCAGGTTTGCTTTTTCGGAACTCAAATGACTTTTCATCTGTTTCAGTTCTTCCCTAGCAATTTTCACCTGTGCAGAAAAATTTTTATATGATTCAGTGTTCTTCTTGCACAAGTTCCTGTATGCAACCAAGTCATTCACCTGAATCTGTGCAAATTTGACCTTCTGTTCATATCCAATAATCCTTGCCTGAATGATCCTTTCAAACTCGTCATATGACGAATACAGAAAGCACACATAGTCCTTGATCTTCAGTTCTTCATCCGGCGTGTCGTTCTCCCGGATCAGCTTCACAAGGTTTCTGACCTTGGAAATGCTCATTTCATCCATAAACTGACCAAGGTGAATCTGCATTCTTCCTTTGTTTCCGTTCCAAGTGCCGTGATAACGGATTTCAAGGTCTGTGTTTTTTAATTCATGTTTCCGTTCGTAATAGTCCATTGCTTCCATCCCATCCCATTCCTTCCCGGTGTCATGCCGTGACACCAAAATCCTTCAACCGTTTTCGTGCAAAATCTATATACCACTGTCTGTCTAGGTTATCAGGGACTGTGACATCCTTGACAGAATCATTCCAAATGAAACAGTGTTCCGGCGTGTTTCCAAACTTTTCAGGTTTTCCACGCTTGCCGCCACACTTCAAAAGCCTTCCGTCTTTCATGTCCTTGGATGCAAACACACGATATGATTTATAGGAAAAGCGTTCTGTTTCAGGGTATTCAAACCATTCCTTGATCACACGGACACCTTTTGTTCTTCTGACCGGATCACAATGTTCATGTTCAACCCACCTGTAATTGCTTGAAAGTTTCACAACCTTTTGGAACATTATCAGGTCATTGCATTCATTGATTGTTTGTTCAACAGGTGTCTTGTTCACCATGTATTCAACCAAGGCTTTGTTCAGGATGGGAAGATCATTGTCAATAGGTGAAAGTTCCTTCAGGTATGCACCGATTCTTTCAACGCCGCCGCCAACATCAACCCAAAGGTAATTGTTCACATCCTTCTGATAGATTTCCTTCAGGCAGTCAAGTTCAAGCCTGATGTCACATTTTTCCGTGCTGCATCTTTCTTCCCATTCATAGCAGATGTCATCCATCATGCTGAATGCTTCATCAGTGTTCGGAATTTCAACTATAAGACCATCCGTATTTGATTGAAGCAGTTGGAATCCCGGTATTTGTTCAAGGTGTTCAATCAGGTCAAGCAACATCAACTGACCGTTTATGCACATGATATTGTTATTCCTTGGATCATACGCTGCATTGGTGCAGTCCTTCATAGCACCGGAAAGTGCGTTCAGCATTTTCTTGTATGGCAACTGTGCCTTTTTCCACCGCTTTGATTCTTCCTTGGTTGCAGCGTGCGTCTGCTTATACTTCATCTGCTTCCGTGTGATGTATATTTTGGGATAATTGTCATTCGTTGCAGCCCTTGTCACCAAATCCCAAGCAATGAGCATTGACGGATAATAGTTGTTCACATCAACATGGTATAATGCACCAACCCGGTGACATGGTTTTTCGGTTGCCCCATGCAATCCACCAAATCCAAAGGTATGAGGGATTCCGGCAACCATGATTTCAAAGGATTGTGCCTTGTACCATTGTCTTTTTTCATAGTCTGAAGCCCGGTCAAGTCCAAGTGCCTTTGCTTCTTTTTTCTTTTGTTCAAACCAATCTTGAACACATTTATATTTTTTCAGCCTTAAACAAGGCAGATAATAATAGTCAAATTCATCAAATAAGTCAGTCCGTTCGCATCCAAGCACCTTTGCCGTGATCCGGGCTTCCGAATCACCCAAACAGGATATTGGAAGTTTGAACGCTTGAACAATTCCGTGCATTGCATTGAAGTCATCAATCTTGTGAAGGAACACTTCAATGGTCTGCTCCACATCATTTCTGCAATAACCAATAGTCATTTCTATTTCTTCAGGCGTTAGTTTGCGGTCAATGTCGAAGTCAACATCCGTTTCCTTGATGTTTGCACCAAGGAACGCTTCAAGTGTTTTCAGCCCAACACCGTGTTTTTCCTGTTCTGAAAAATCATTTGATGCCATAACATCATAGTTGTTCATGGGGATTTTGTTGAATGCCCGTGAAAACTGCCATCCTTCCAAATGCTGCACAACGATCCAATCACTGATTTCCTTTGGATTCATTCCAAGCAATATCCCCTTCATGATGTATTGGTCATAATGCCTGTTGTTATATCCAACCCAAATGTCCTTGCAGTTATCTTCATAGAATTTTCTTAACAGGTCAGGATCATTCACAACCACCGTTTCCCTTTGCCTTGTCACATCTATGCAGACAACCAACCAATCATATTTGAAAACCTCAAAGTCATAAAAAATCATCTGATCAAATCCTTTCAAAAATCAGGCGGTCAGGGGGGGGGATTCCCCAAAGACCGCCTGATCATTAATACAACTTAACTTTTTGACAGCAACTTACAGGTCATATACTTCCTTGATCTTGATGGGATCGAAAGCGTTTGCGTCATATTCAACTTCAAGTTCAACCTTGTTCCTGATCTCCTGATAGATGTCAAGCACGCATTCCTCAAAGTCAGGATAGTTGATGAACTCCGGCACGGTCTGCGTTTCCAACTTTTCAAGCCAAGTCAGAACGCCCCTGATTGCCCGTCCGTCATTCCAAGTTTCCGTGTTCTTATTGCCAAGGATCACACGGTTCATAAACAGAAATCTTCCCTGATGCTCCCCTTCTTTAACCTTCGCCTGAACGCTGAACATCAGCTTGTCCCCGGCTTTCGTTTCCTTGATCTCCATCTTCTCAATGGAAACAATGTATGTCCCTTTCGGAACATCCGTTGTGGTGGGTGCTTCAGCAACATCCTTCTGAAGTGCTGCAAGATCAAC